CGCTCGCCCACTCACCGTCACCGCGCTGGCCGCCATGCTCCCGTCATGGTAATGCTCGCTGTCACCGTAGACGATAGTGCCGTGCGCAACATGCTCACGCGCCTGAGCCAGCGCATGGGCAACATGGCCCCCGTCATGCGCAAGATTGGCAACACCATCAAAAGCGACGCGCTCGACAACTTCAAAGGCCAGCATGCGCCTGACGGCACGCCGTGGAAACCACTCAGCCTGGCCGCCCGCATTGCACGCGCCAAGCGCGTGTCTGGTGGGAGCTTACTCACAAAAAACGGAAAGCGCACAAAAGCCAAAGCCTATGCCGTCATGACCACGGCCAAAGCGCTGCTCGACACCGGCATTCTTCGCGCCAGCATCAACGTCCTTGAGACGACCCCCGGCAGTGTCACCGTTGGCAGCCGACTCAAGTACGCTGCCATTCACCATTTCGGAGGCAAAGCAGGGCGCGGTAAGAAAGTGCGTATCCCGGCACGTCCATTCATCGGAATGAGCGCAGCAGCCGAGCGCAACATCATCGACACGATCAACGGTTACATCGGGACAAACCAATGAACACCGCGCCCATCATTGCCCGTCTGCGCGACCAATGCACAGGCTTCAAGTTCATCGGTGGCGCCATGGATTTGAGCGAAAGCACCCTGCAAGCCGTTAACTTCCCGGCAGCGTTTGTGCTGCCAATCTCTGAGTCTGACTCAGCACTTGGGACAAACACGCAAGAGCAAGTTTGGGCAATCGTTACCGCCATCAAAGCCGTGCGCACCGCAGCAGTCGACCAAAGCTCCGAACTGTCAAGCCTGCGCGAGCAAATCAAAGCGGCACTCCTCGCATGGCGGTCAGACACGCAAACATCACCAACCGTATTCAGTGGTGGCCAACTTGAAAGCGTCGAGGCTGGTGCGCTGATCTGGATCGACCAGTACACCTGCACCAAATACCAAACTTAAAGGAGTGATCGCCATGCAACTCACCCCGTAAGACATGCAAATGCTTTATTGATACACCAACATCACGTCCAGTAAAACCCAGAAAACTACCGTAAGGAACCACCATGGCCTACTACTTTCCCCCCGGCACTAAGTATTTTTACAGCAACACCTTGGCCACTGCCAAGACAGTGAGCGCTGTCACCAACGCAAACCCTGCGGTGGCTACGTCCACCTCGCACGGGTTTACTGATGGTGACCCGCTTCTTTTTTCCAGTGGCTGGCAAGACGCCGCAAACACCGTCTTTGAAGTCGATCAACTTACCGTTGACACCTTCAGTTTTCTCGGACTCAACGCCACGGACACGAACATCTACGCTTCTGGCAGCGGTGTTGGTTCGGTGCAAAAGGTCAGCACCTGGGTGGAAATCCCTCAGATTCTGACTGCTAGCACCAGCGGTGGCGGCATCAAGTACGGCACCATCAGCCCGCTTGGCAGCCGCCAAGACACCAAGCAACCCATCGGCTTCGAGGCTATTGGCGTTGATTTGAAACTCGGCTACGACCCAGCCAACGCCACCATCCAAGCCATGCAGGCGCTTACCCGCGTAAGCGGCAAAGTGGCACTCAAGCTGGTGCTCCCAGGTGGCGGCCGCGTGTACGGCTACGGAAACATCGCCTGTAGCGAGTTCCCCGAAATCGGCGGCAAAGAAAGCCCGCTGCAAATCAGCGTTGGCATCGGCTTTGACGGCCGCGCCATCAGCTACGGCGCGTAAAAGCCCACCCCGCAGCGCGGCTAATCCACCGCCGCGCTGCACCATCTTTTCACGCCCACAGGTCGCACCTGCTCGGGTCTTTTTGTAATCCACCAACACAGATAAAACATCATGGCCATCAAAATCGTCGTCTCCGACACCGTTTCATTCAACGTCAAAGGCACTATCAACGATGCCGCTGGCATTGCCCAGCCTTTCAGCTTTAAGCTGGTTTGCACCCGCCTGGATCAAGAGCAGATCACCAACAAACTGCAAACCGACACCGAAAGCAAGATTGTTGACTTCTTGTGCGATGTGGTTGAAGACTGGTCAGGCGTAAAGGACGCCGACGACAAACCGCTGCCCTACAGCGAAGCCTCCATGCGCCAACTCTGCCGCATCAGCGGCGTAGGTGCTGTGGCGTTCCAAACCTACCTGTCAGAGGTGGGCGCAAAAGCAAAAAACTAGCCGCGCTGGCCTATGCCGTAGCGTCCCAGCCCAATGACGACCCATCCGCACCCGAGCATCAACCCCCCGGCGCATGGGCCGCAGCACTGGCCACTGTTATCCCTAGCGATCCAGAAGATGCGCAGGCCGATGTTGCCTACCTGTGGCCATGCAACGTGGCCGCCTGGGCGCACTGGCGTGCCGTGCAAACACAGTGGCGCGTGGGCGGCATGGGCGGCGCTACCGGCCTGGATTACGCGGGTGTGCGCGCTTACCTCAGCGGCGCCATCAAAAAGCGCAAAAAGCGTGAGCATGTGTTTGAGTGCATCCGCGCCGCGGAAACTGGAACCCTGCAAGCCCTGGGCGAAAAGGCGGACGAGAAACGCAACCAAAAAGGATGACCCATGGCAATGACAGAAGTCGGAATACGCCTGGCCTTAGAGGGTCAGCAGCAGGTGCAGGCGGGCGTGCAAGGTGTCAGCGGAAGGCTTGATGACCTCGACAAATCCGCCCGCCAGGCCGCCACCGGCGCGGAAACCCTAAAAACCGCCATGGCCAGCCTGGCCACCGTCGGGTCGGTTGTCGCCCTGGTCAAAATGGCCGACGCCGTTACCACGCTGCAAACCCAGATCCGCCTCTCAGCCAACAGCGCCGCAGAAGCCTCCCGCGCCTACGGTGCGCTGTTCAACATCGCGCAGCAAGGCCGGGTTTCGTTCACTGAGCTGGGCAACACCTACGCAAGCGTCGCCCGTGCAGGCAAAGAGCTTGGCGTTTCAGAAGACCGCCTGCTAAACGTCACCAAATCCATCAGCCAGGCCATGACCATCGGTGGCGGCAGTGCGGCGTCCATGCAGGCCGCACTGGTGCAGTTGGGGCAAGGCTTGTCATCTGGCACGCTGCGCGGCGAAGAACTCAACAGCATCATGGAGCAGACCCCGCGCTTGGCCAAGGCCATTGCCGAAGGGCTGGGTGTGCCCATTGGAAAATTGCGTGAGCTTGGAGCGGCGGGCGAACTCACAGCGCAACAAGTGATCGGTGCGCTTGAAAAGGCCGGGCCTGCTTTAGCCAAGGAAATGGATAGCGCCACGCTCACCGTCGGGCAGGCATTCACCATGCTGTCCAACAGCACCGTCAAATTCGTCGGTGACGCCGATCAGGCGAGCGGGGCTAGTGCCACATTGGCCGGTGCGTTAAAAAGCGTCTCAAGCGCCATCGACACCGTTGGCGGAGTCATCAACAACAACCAGACTGCCTTTGCGACCATCGCCGGTGGTTTAGGTGGTGCAGCAGCCGTGGCAGGATTGGCCGCAGTCGCTGCAAACATCGGAAAGGTCAGAACTGCGTTTGTTGCACTCAGCGCCGTCATGGCGGCAAACCCGATCACGCTAACCCTACTCGGCATTGGCGCTGCTGTGGGCGCGGCGTATTCGATGGTGGAAGCGCGAGCCAAAACGCTTGAGGGTATGAAGTCAACTCTCAAAGAGCTAGAGGCGCTTAACGCTAAAAGTAACACCGCGTTGTATGGCACGAAGGTGTCGGATGAAGTCTACAAAAAGCGCCAAGAAGATATTGCCCGCCTGCGCGGTGAGATTGCCAATCTTGAGTCGGCAACGGATAGTTACGGACAACTTGAAGCGAAACGTTTGGCCGAAGGCACTGAGGCGTGGAAAGCACAAGAAAAAGCGCAATCTGACGTTTCTGCGTTGTGGAAAAGCCTGTCCAAAACACCGGACTCGTACATCAAAGCCATGCAGGAAATTGGCCGCCTGCACGCATCGGGCGCGCTCACCGGCAAAGCCTACCTCGACGCCATCGACGCCGCGCACCAACTGCTGCCAAAGGCCGCAGCAGCCACAAGCCAACTGTCCGAAGAACAAAAGAAAACCAACGCCGGCATGGCGCTGTTTAATGATCTGATGGCCGAAGCCTCAGGCTACAACGCCAATTTCACTGAGCAGGTCACACAGCTTGCAGCAGCCTATCAGCACAGCGGCATGAGCGCCAAAGAATATGCCACGGCGCTGCAAGCCATCCTGGGCAAGCAAAAAGGCTACGTTGATAGCCTGAAAGATCAAGAAGCAGCAGCCAAGGCATACAACGACGCGCTATCAAGCATCGGCCACGCCTCGGCAATAGAGATTGAATCGCTCACAAAAGCGATTGAGGCACAGCGCCTGCACAACGCCGAGATCGGCAAGACTCCTGAGCAAATCGCGCGGATCAAGCAGGCTGTAGAAGATCGCGCCACCGCAGAGCTGGAGGCAAACGCCGACATCTTGCAATCAGTCATCACCCTGGCCATCGCCCAGGACAGCTACGACAGCGCCACCCTTGCGCTGTGGCAAACCAAACTCGACAAGCTGCGTGAGGAAGTCGGCCTGCGCAAAGCGCTCGCGGGCGAGCTGGACACCGGCGCCGCCCTTGAGGGTGTAGACGCCCTGGGAAAAGCCAACAAAAAAGCCGCCGAAGAATCCAGCAAATACTGGGAAGACGCCCTCATGCGCGCCTTCGAGTCCGGCAAGGGCTTTTTCCAGTCGCTGTGGGACACCATCAAAAACACCCTCAAGACGCAGGTGCTCAAGGTGCTGGTCACTGGCTCTTTGGGTGGGCTTGGATTGAGCGGCACAGCCAGCGCGGCCACAAGCGGCGCCAATGGCGTCTCGCTGCTGTCATCGTTGTCAAACCTGCCAACAACCATCGGCAACTTGGCAACTGCTGTCACCAACCTGCCAAGCCTGTTGTCATCTAGCTCAATGGGTGCGCTAGACATCGCCGGGTTTAATCCCTGGCTCGCCGCTGGCGCTGCACTGCTAGCGGTTGTGTCCAATCTTGGTAAAGGCGAGACCCGCGCAGGTGGCCAGTACGGATATAGCACCGACGGCAACGCCGTCCTCAACAACCGTCGCGGCACGTTCATCGAAGCCAATGGGGTTATTGGTGCTATCTACCTTGAAGGCCCAAGTGGGGGTGATCCATACGGTGATGTGGCCAAACAAGCCATCAACAGCACCGTTGATCATATCAACGGACTGTTTTCTGCATTCGGCAGCGACACTGCTATCGCCGCATTCCAGGCCGGGTATGAGGCATCGAGCAAAGGGCGCGGTGGTGTATTCGCTGGCGGCACTCTGACTGATGGCAGCACGTTTGGCGACAGCGGCACAGGTGACAACTACCAAGGCACACTCTACGACAGCACCAAGGGTTTTAGCCTCGATGCAAAGCAAGCGATAGAGGCGTTTAGCCTAGACCTCAAGCAAGCAACTATCGAGGCATTGCAATCTGTTGGCGACATCCCAGAGGTCATCAAGAAGATGATTGATGTCGATGCGCAAGCGTTGTCTGACGAAGCTGCCACGGCAATCCTGACAAGCATCGACGCTTTGGTTGTCGATGTCAACACCCTGCGTGGTGCGCTCGACGTGCTGCCATTTGCGTCATTGGCCGACTTATCTTTTGACGCTGCGGCTGGGCTGATTGCCGCTGCCGGTGGTATGCAAGCGTTGGCGACGAACCTCGGCGGGTACTACGAAAACTTTTATAGCGAAGCCGAAAAAACCGCTAATTTGGCAGGCGTTTTGGGCAACGGGTTTAAAGACCTCGGCCTTGAGATGCCGACAGACAACCTGAAGGCATGGTATCGCGCCCAGGTCGAAGCAGCCATGGCGGCAGATCAATCTGTACCCGCCAATGCCAAGCTCACCGCAAGTCTGTTGGCCATGCAGGGTGGCGTTAAAGCGCTTGATGATGCAACGATAGCAGCGAAATCAAGCCAAGCAGAATACGCAGCAAGCATCATTGGCTATGACGCAGGTGGGCTGTCCAAAATGATCATGGAAGCCGCCCTGAACCCGCAGGACGGAATGGACGCCGCGCAAACCTTTGCCGCAGCGCTAAAGAAGACGATGACAGAAGCGTTGATGAACAGCGCCGTCAACGAAATCAGCACCAGCATATTTAACTCGATTGTTACGCCCATGCTGTTGGGGCAAGCGGTGTCTGATGCAGTGCTGGATGAAATCACCAGCACCGCCATCGCCCGCATGGATGCGCTCGGTGCAGTGCTCGACTCACCGGAATTCCAGGCAGCGTTTGACCGCATTGCTGACACTGTTGGTGGTTTTATTGGGCGTCTACAAGGATTTGCGGAAGACGCCAACAATGCCACCGACAGCGTTGGCAGTGGTAGCAGCAGTGGTAGCGGATTTGGCGCTATGTACGGCGTCAATCCGTACAACATGGTGGACTATTACGTTAACTCGTTTTTCGCAGGCATAATGTCTGCGTTTAACGATGGGCCACTCAACGAAACGATATCGACGTATCAAAAAGCGCTAAACGATATTGTCAAGAGGACACAAGATTTTTGGGATCAAGTGACGGAAGT